ATCCTCTTGCCCTTCAAAAGCTGCTGACTGAATGTCCAAAATCCTCTGCCTTTCCTGAGCTATTGCCTCTTGTGCGAGCTTGTTGCATAGCTCAGGATACTGCTCCTTTAATTGCTCTATGCTTTCTATTGACACTTTTTCACCCTCCTTTTCTTCGTGATTAGAATTAAAAACTTCTATTTCCAGACTTTGCTTATCTGAATCAGCAAGGGCTCTTGCCTCAGTATGCTTATCCGCCCCCAGGACACAAAAGGAACACTCTCTTAAAACAGATTGTCTAAAAATTGTTCCTGGACCTGTTAATTCTTTCCCATTAATGTCTGCTGTGCCCCCTGGAGATACCTCTTCAATTGCCAAAGGTGTGATATACATGCTAGCCTGCCAGGGGAAACCTTTTTTAGAAAGCTTGACAACTTCTTGTCCATCTTCTGTGTCTTCCAGAATGTATCCTTTGACTTTTACCTTTCCGTTTTCAACTTTTATCCGTTTTGTGTATCCAACAATTCTGTCTGATTCGTGGCCTCTTAAGACAGGCAATTCCTGCTTGTATATTTGGATTCCATCTAAATCTATTGCTAGATTTCCCCACCACCAGTGATTTGGGATTATCTCTCCAGAATAAACCGTCATCTCAAATGGAACTCCTGGAGTATCATCATCCTCACTTTTTTCACTTAAAGCAAAGGAACAACTGAGAGTTTCACCAAGTCTAAGCGCATCCTTTGGAACGCTAAGGGATTGTTTCTCGCCTTTTTCCAATCCCAAAGCTCTCCTATGTGCTCTTAAATGGGCTATAACTTCAGAAGATGCCTTTTTACCGCTTCTTGCTCCCCTTGCTGCTGCCCATGCGGCATTCAGTCCTCCTTTGTGTAGATACATATCTCCCTTATCCCAGATACCATCTCCATCTGTGTCTTCGCCATTCTCCACCCAGTGATGCGGGAATGCCCAGGTGCTTTTTTTGTCCTCTTCACCTTCAGCAAAGGCATTATAAGGTAACTTAGATCTATTTTTCTTTATCCAGTCTCCCCATTCAGGTTCATTATCTGCTACTTTACTATTATGCCTTAAAGCCATTTTATTTCCCTCCAAACATAGGATATTCCAAACCTAACTCTTGCCTTTTCTCCTGTTCTCTTTTTTGCTGTTCCAAAAGTTCTTCCCAGTCTTTGCCTTCTTCTGCTGCAATATCTGCAAGGGTTGTTGTCCCATACATAAGATCGGTCTTTTTGGCATTTGACTCTTTAAGAGGATCTACAGAGCGCCATCCAGGCGGTGTCCAGTTGGCATTGCAATATTCATCTTTCTTTTCCAGAAAATCATAAACTGGGAATAAATTCTTTGCCCAGGCTTCCTCTAAGACGAGCTCTAAAACAGGCTGGCAAAAATAATCTATGAGCCAGACCTGCCAGTATTTAAACAACTTAATCGCTTCATTAATAGCAGCTCTAGCACTGGAATAGTTTGTCTTGGAGAAATCTTTCATTACCAGTTCATAGGGGAGTCCAAGACTGGCTCCAATTTCTCTTACTATCTGCTCAATAAACTTATCTAAATTGGGATTGGGCCTTTTGGGATCAGCAACTACAACATCTTCACCAGGCCTGAGATATTCAATCATCCCAGGATAAAATTGTTCTACCCTTTTGGAATCCTCTTCCTCAGTGGCTCTTATTTGATAAAAGGGAGCATTTTCAGATTTAATAAAAGCAGCAAAACAAGCAGCTATCCTTGCGGCAACTACTTCTGCCTCTCTATATCTGGACAGGTCATACATAAGATTTAAAATAGGCGTAAACCAGGGCTCGCCTCTTGTCTGGCCTGGTCTGAGTTGCCAGTAAAGATGATAAACTAAAGGCTCACCTTTTTCGTCTCTAGCTGGGATGGTAGCAAATTCCTGGTTATTATCTGAGGCATCTCCAGGATGTGTTTTTAAGATGTAATATTTTACAGGCTCTCCATCTTTGTTAAGCTCAATTCCCCGTCTTATGTCTTTTGATTTAGAAGCATTTGGTGGCGTTTCAACTCTATCAGCCTCTACAATCTCAAAACACAAACCTAAAGGAGCATAAGGCCTTTCACGATAATGTCTTACTAAAAAAATTTCGCCATCTTCTAAAATTTTGCGGATAATTAGGTGTTGAATTTCTCTAAAATGGAGTCTGGCTGTAAGGTCTAAATATTTCGAGTGCTTTTTCCAGATTTTTTTAATTTGATATTCAAGTTCTGTCTTTTGGTCAGGTGATAGACCCAGTCTTTTTTCATTGAGCTGAGGATAATAAGAAATTCCATGTCCAACTATATGGGTTGTAAAAGTATTTAATATCCCGGAGATTATTCCATTGTTACGCCTCAGCTCTCTGCTTTGATTGCGTAACACATCCAGAACAGGAAGGAGTTCACTGTCAGCAGATTCAGAATTTCCAAGCACCCAATCAGTTCTTAAACGGTTTGCCAGTGCTGATTGATAGGATAAAATATAACGTGCAGCCTTCCGCTTTTGTCCGTAAATAGGGGCAAAAACACAAATAGCATTATCTATAAAATTTTCTATTCTCTTGACAATCTTCACAATTTAGCCAGGCTCCTGGTTTTGCCTTCTAAAATGGCTATTTGCATCTGAAGGTTTGCCACTTCTTGTCTAAGTTCTTTAAGATTGCGCTCAACCCTGACTGAGCCAATCTCATAAGTGGCAGCCTCTTCGGCCTTTTCTAACCGTGCCTTTGTGCGTTCTAATTTATTTTTGAGTTCTGCTAAATCTAGGTATGACATATTGCATATATATCAAAGGCAGGGTGATAAGTCTGTGGTTTTTATGGGGTTTGTGGGTTTTTTGGTTTTTGTAGGGTCTTTTAAAATCCCCCCCCTGAGAAGACCAGGGGGGATGGATGGGTCAATTAAGAGTTGCTGGGCATCTCTTTGGCAAAGCGGAGGATTGTTCTACTCATAGAATCAATGGCATGCAGGTTTCCATCAAGGCTATGCAATACCTCGTCCTGAATCTCCCAGAAATGTTTTAGCGTGATAGACACAGGATTGCCAGGCTGGTATTTGTGGTAACTCCAGCAATACTTTTTCGTAACACTATTTAATTTACGAACGCTTTCCTTCAGCTCATTGACCTTTCTCCTCACCTCATCTGAAAGGATACTCATTTCCTGAAGGGTTTGTATTTCAGTAGAACCATCACCAGCAGAAGAAGGAGCAAGTTCTTTTGTCTTTTTGCTATCAAAATCCTCAATCATTTTCAGCAAAATCTTTACCTTTTCTTCTACCTGCAAGTGAGAGACAAGGAGAGAAAGACCTTCCTTTGTAATCAAAAACATTGGATACCTTTTGAAGTTTCCAGGGGTAGTGTAAAAAGAAGGGATGAAATATTGAGAGAAATTTGGAGCCTTGACTTTTCTGATTCTCTTTAAAAGCTCAGCATGTTTGACATTTATCGCTTTGGCCACCTCTAAACTGGAGATTACCTCTTTATGCTCAATCTCTGGAGTCTCTTTTTGTTCAACCTGTTTAGCTTCAACTCTGGATGGCTTACCTTCCACCTCTTTAGCCTTCTCCTCAGCAATCAACTTCAAAGCCTTCTCCATTTTATTGAAGGCCTCAATGTACTTAATCTTCCACTCCATGGCCCTCTTGCCAGTAAAACCCATTGCCAAGAGAACAAAGCCGTCTCTGGTCATGAGATATGCCGGTTGCTTTCTGCCACGATCGTCCTCATAGGTAATCTCCGCAAAATTGCGGAGATTAAAATCTTCAGGAATTTCAAGTTGTTTAATCTTTTTCAAAACATCATCTTATAAATTGCAAGTCAACATCTTAATTGACTTTAATCATCCTCTCCAAACTTTTCTTTTTTACAAACCACCTTCCGCCTATTTTTATGCCTTCCAGTTTGTCTTCTTTGATCCATCTCCTAATGGTCTCCTCGCTTCTATTCATTTTTCTTGCAAGGATAGAAACTTCAATTAGCTCTCTTGTTCTGAGCTTTTCACAAACTTCTTCAAAAGTCATATTTAAAGCCAATTTGTAGTCCTCCCAAGCCATGTTTGGTGTGTAACTAATGTTCCGGCTTTATTCACTGTTCTGGGGCTGGCCTCTTGCCTGTTTTTTGTCTCCATTTGCATTGGTTTACTCAAAACCTCAATCCCACCCAGCCATTCTGCATCAACACAAGCCATTGCATATATTTCACAATCAAGGGCATGGTTTTCTCTATTAACCTTTACCCACTTTTCTTTCCCTGTCTTGCTATCTCTTCTTTTCTCCTCAGATAAAAGCTGTTTCATATACTTATCAGACACGTCCCTATGGAATAAAAAGGCCCCTGGTTCATCAGACTTTAGCTTTAGCCTATAATGCAAAGCTTCTTTAAAGGCATCGGTATCAATCAAAAAAAGAGTCAAACCGCCAATTAAAGCCTTTCCTGATGGTAATTTATCTATAACTGTCATCTTTACCCTTTTTGCCCCTTTGTGGCTTTGACCTTTGACACCAAATACAACTCCTCTGCTGTTGTGCCTCAGCCAATCATAAATCGCCTCTGTCATTGTAAAGCCCTGATCAAGGGCTGTTCCCCCTGTATCTATTGCAGCTCTCCAAACTCGCATTCGTTCCTCACTCCCTTCCACGGGATAAGTTCTGTTAAAAATAATTTCTTCCAGGTCCTTGAACGACGGAGCTAAGCCAAATTCCACCAGTTGACTTGTCTTGTCCCGTTTCCATGCCCTTACAACAAAATAAAATCCATAAGCCTGAGTATCTATTCCCATGGATAAACAAATGGTGTCTTTTGGGACTATCCGTGGTGGAAGATTAGTTCTGTTTGTTTTTAAAATCTCAACTGGATCTATCTTTACCACGGGCGGTTCTTCCCATTCCTTTGCCAGCCAGCCGTTTACAAATACCCTATGCCTTGCAGGATCATCTTTGACCTTCAGATATTTCACCACCACATCGCCAAACAAAAGAAAAGGCGAATAAAGGCTTGAAATCCAAAAGCCAAGACTTTCTGCGTGTTCATTTGGTTTAGACCCATCCATTCTGGCCCATATTCCCTCTCTCAACATCTTGTTTTTATGCTGATCCAGTATTTTCCCCTTGCAATGGATGCACTCATAGTAGGTACTATCTCGGATTAGACGCATTACGCCTTCATTTTTCCCCTTTTTCTCTAACTCTTTATCCCATCTGAGTTGTTCAAACTCCAACACCTGGAAACTTCCACAATGAGGACATGGAACCCAATAAGTCAGCTTTTCCTCACAGTCCTCAAAAAACCTGCTGATTGTTCCTTCTTTAACGGTGGGAGAAGATGTCAAAACCGTTTTTTTGGTGTACATGAAGGTCTTTTGCCTCTCCATTGCCAGCTCTACAGGATCCCCTTCTTCCTTGGCATAGGTTGGATACCTTGCCACCTCATCACAAAAAACATACTCAATAGGAGTACTGGCCAAAGACCCTGGGGACTGGGCACTTGCCAAATAAATTACGCAGTCGTGAAAATGCATCTCTTCAAGCTTAAATTTGTCTGCACTTGGATGTTTTTTGTCCCTAAGCCTGGGACAAGACTCTATCATCGGTTGAATTCTGGTTGTAGAAACCTTTTTAAGCGTCTTCTCTGTATCATAAACTATCAAAACAGGCCCTGGACTCTCATCTATCACCCATCCTAAACTGTTCAAAATTACCTCTGTTTTTCCAAGCTGAGTGCCCCATTTTAAAACAATCATGCGAACCTTTGGATCTGAGAATGCGTCCATGACCTCCCTTAGATAAGGGACCCGAGAAGTCTTCCATCTCCCTGGCTCAGAGCTGGTAAGTCTGCTCAAAATCCTATATTTATCCGCCCATTTGCTTACTTTTCTACAAATGCCAGGACGCCAGGAATGCCAAATATCCTGTAAAAGCTCATTATCAGGCCTTAAGCTTGTTTTGGATCGCCTTAAAACTTGCGCCATCCGCTAATCCTTCTAAAATTTCATCAACCATTTTTTGTAAAGCTTCCACCTGCTCCGCTGGACTTAAATTTTTCAACACCCCAGGAGCCTTTTTGGGCAATAATAAAAAGGCCCTTTTGGTAATAGCTATCAGCTCAGCCAAGGCATGTTCCACTTTGTCACGTGGAATCAGCTCTTTTTTGAGCCTTTTGACCTCTAGTTCCACTTTATCAGCTCGAGCCTTTTCATAACGCAATCGTTCTTCCTGTAAGGTTGGCTCATTTTCGTTGACTGGTGTGTAGATGTTCTCCAACCACCACTGCAAAAATTTTTTAAGGTCCCACTTACCCCTTCCAATTTGCGCCGACTCTGCCCCTAACCTCTTCCATGTGGTTATAGTCCTCTGGGAAACATCAAAAAGCTCTGCCAGGTCCTTAGTGGATATTA